TGGAGTATCTGCTGGTGTTGGACTTACTGAAAGATTGCCAATAGGATCTTATATTCAAATTGATGATGAGATTATGAGAGTCGCATCAACATCGATTACGGGTTCAGATAAACTGACCGTTCTTCGTGGTGTTTTCTCATCAAATGTTGGAATACATTCCGATACTTCATTAGTCAAAAAAATTAATGTAATTCCTGTTGAGTTCCGCAGACCATCAATTATTCGTGCATCGGGACATACGTTTGAGTATCTTGGATATGGTCCAGGTAACTATTCAACTGGTCTTCCACAAGTTCAAACAAGAACTCTGACAGAAAAAGAAGAGTTCTTAACACAATCTCAAGAAAGATCTGCTGGTATTGTTGTTTATACTGGTATGAACAACAGAGGTGACTTCTATATTGGTAATACCAAGAAATCTTCTTCGACTGGTGAGGAAACTTCATTTGATACTCCAATTCCGACAGTTACTGGAGAAGATCCCGCAAGATTGAGTGCAATCTTTGACGAAATTACTGTTAAGGAAAGAATTGTTGTTGAAGGTGGAGATTCACGTCAAATTCTTTCACAGTTTGATGGACCTGTTACCTTTGGTGGTGAAGTAAGAATTAAAAATACACTAGCACTTATTGGTAAATTAAGAATACTTAATACTACAAATAGTACCGGTATTGGAAATGGTTCTGTTGTGATTGATGGTGGTGTTAGTATTGCTAAAAATCTTTTTGTTGGTGGCAATACAAACATTACAGGAGATTTTGATGTAACTGGAAACACTACTTTTTCAACTATAGTAGCAGCAGGTGCAACATTTGGCAATATTCAAATTGCCCAGACTGATGATAATACTATTGATACTTCATCTGGTGATTTTAAAATAAGTTCTATTGTAGGATCACTTGTTGCAATTCAAACAAATACCACAATTACTGGTATTTTGAGTGTAACTGACGATATTACAGCATTCTGGTCCTCCGATGAAAGATTAAAGGATAATATTACTCCAATCCATGATCCTCTATCAAAAGTCATTTCAATCAGTGGTAATACATTTGATTGGAATGATAAGTCTAATAAGTCGGGAAATGATGTTGGATTGATTGCACAAGAGATTGAAAAAGTTCTCCCAGAAGCAGTTACAACAAGAGACAATGGATACCTTGCAGTTGATTACCATAAGGTTGTTCCTCTGCTTGTAGAGGCAATTAAAGAACTCTCTGGTAAGGTCGATGCACTTGAACAAAAATTACAGGATAAATAACTCTAAAGCTTATAATAATGGCAAATATTAGGAAGTCATTTAATTTTAGGAATGGTGTTCAGGTTGATAATGATAATTTCATTGTAAATTCGAATGGTCTGGTGGGGATTGGAACATCTATCCCTACTGAATCTCTCGATTTGATTGGAAATGCAAAAATTACTGGATTTACAACAACAATAACCTTAGGAGTTGCACAGACTGCAAACTTTTATAATGATCTAAAAGTGGGACCAGTCAATATAGATCCTAGTAGTGGAGTAATCACAGCAACAAAATTTGTTGGAGATGCCTCCGGTCTTCAAAATATTTTCGCAATTTCAACAACTGGTTGGATTTCACAAGGAGTAGGATTACATACATTTAGATCGATTGGTATTGGAACCACAAATCCAGTATATAATTTACAAATAGGAGGAGACCCTGCCACAGCAACTGGTGCGGGTTTTGATGGTGGAAATATTCTTGCAAGTGGTATAGTTACTGCAACTAGTTTTGTTGGAAATTTAACAGGTAATGTAACTGGTAATGTAACTGGTGTAGCTGCATCTGCAACTAAACTTGAAACTGCGAGAGATTTTAATATCACTGGTGATTTAGAATCAAGCACTATATCTTTCGATGGAACAGGTAATGTTAGTTTACCATCTGAACTGTCATCTAGTTTCAGTGCAAATACAAGTGGTATTGTAACTGCGAGTAAGTTTGTTGGTCCTACAGAATCAACAACATCAACGATTACTACCGGAACAATTACCACAGGAACAATCACGAATGCAAACATCACTAATGCTGATGTTGGTATTGGAACCTTTGATGATTTAAGAATCAATAAATCTGCTGCAGCAAGTCTTGTTGTTACGAGTACAACAAACTCATCTGTAAGTATTGGTGAATCTGTAGGTGCAGGTAATAGTAGTGCCCAGTTACTCTATACACCAGGCACAGGACGTTTGGATATTAATAACTACGATGTTGGTGGAGTCAGTATCAATCTTCATGAAGAGACTGGTACAGGCACAACAGAAAGTTTCAATGTCAACTATGACAATTCAACACAGTTTGAAGTCACTTATGATGGAAAAGTTGGTGTAAATCGTGGTGGTGCTGCATTAGAAAATAATTTAGAAGTTGGTGGTGATGCTCTTATTACTGGAAATTCTCAAATTGTAGGTATACTTACAGTCGGAACAGGTTCAGAACAAGTAACTCTTGGTGATGGTAGTCCTATACCAGTTTCAGATAGTCAAAATTTTAATACTTTAAGTGGAATTAGCACATTTAATAAGTTGAGTGTGCAAGATATTCAAGTTGGAGGAGGAATAACAGTATCTTCTGATGTTTATGTTGGAAATGACGTTGGTATAGGAACAACAACAAACGTTGGTTTTGCTACTGGAGGTATTAATCCAAAACTTCAAATATTTGGAGTAGCATATTCTACAGAAGGATTCATATCCAAGCAGACACTTGGAATTACAACAAATATTGACGGATCTTTTCAATCAGATCCTAGAACAATTCCAAGTGATTTAGGTTCAACAATTCCATTCTTGTCTTATGGGGATTTCCAAGTTGATAGTGGTGCAGCAGGATTTATTTCATCTAATTTTCTAATAGTTCCTACAGTTGGAGTTGCTACCGTAGGATTTGGATCAACTAATCTTGGAATAATTTCAAAAAATCATATACCAGGTGGAAGTGAATCAGAATACTTATCATCAGTTGGTGTCAATACTTACTTTGCAAGGTCTGTATTTGATGTAGGAACTGCTTCTACATCGATGAATAGTTATTTCATTCCTCCATCATTAACAGAAACTCAGATAAGTGTTGTTAGTAATTTATGGCAGAATCCATCTGGATTTGGGACAGTACTTTCAAGAAAAGTTACTCCAAATGGACTTGTTCCTGGAGGATTAGTATATAACTCCTCAAGAGATAACATCCAGATTAGAAATACTGCATCATCATTTAGAAACTTAAGTCCTGTTGTTGCATTTGGAACTATTGTTAGTGGTGCAGTACCAACTCCTGCTGACGGATATAATTTGGATGCTCCAGCAAACAGCACTAATGATGCAAACTTTAGTTTTAGCACTGCATTACAATCAGCAAACTATACGGTAATTGTTTCTAATACCGGAACATCAACATTTACTGTTCCTGAAGTGAATAAAACAACTGCTGGATTTAAAATTACTTTTAGTTCTAGTGCTAGCACCAAAAGTTACTCTGTAATGATACTTCAAGTATAAGGACTTGACAAGACTCTAAAAACCATGTAGACTACCTTTGTTAGGGTTGAAGAGGAAGCTATAAGACACTTTAAGAACCGTCTACCAGGTCGCACTGGGGACGGTTTTCTGCTATAATAAGAAGGTAATCGAGGGACACCTTTGACCATCACTCTCAGACCCCATCAACGCAAAGCACTGAATGAGATGCTGGCATATGACAAAGGTCAGTTGATCATCCCTACGGGTGGTGGTAAGACCTTGTGTATGATACATGATATTGTTGAGAATCAAAAGTATATTGATAATGGTTCTACTATTGTTGTTGTAGCACCACGTATTCTGCTTGCAGAGCAACTTTGTAGTGAGTTTCTTGAGGTAATTGATACAACTCACACACATGTGATGCATGTTCATAGTGGTGAGACTTCACACTTCTCCACAACAAAAGCAGAAAAGATCAATCTTTTTGTAAATACTGCTAGAACTGCTGGTGAGAATGTAGTAATCTTTACCACATATCACTCTCTACATCGTCTTGTAGAAGCAGATATCGAAGTCAATACGATTTACTTTGATGAAGCGCATAACTCAGTCCAACGTAACTTTTTCCCTGCTACGGAGCACTTTTCTGCTGATGCTGATCGGTGTTACTTCTTCACTGCTACTCCTAAGCATTCTCTCTCTATTTACAAGCCAGGGATGAATGATTATGAGGTCTACGGTAAAGTCATCTGTAACATTCCTGCTCCTACATTAGTAGAGCAAGGATACATTCTGCCACCTAAGGTTGTTGTAAAGCAACTGGATATGGTTCAGGATAAGCAGATGATTGCCGACCGTGATTGTCAGAATCTGATTGAGACAATTGATGAGAACTCACTGGATAAAATCCTGATTGCCGCACGTTCTACCAAACAGATTATCAAACTTCTGAGTCAATCTGATTTCCGTAATGAACTAGCAAAACGTGGTTACTCCTGTCTGTATATTACATCCAAGACTGGTGCAATCATTGATGGTCAGAAAGTCAATCGTGAGGTATTCTTTGATACTCTGAATGCATGGGGTAAAGATCCTAACAAAAAGTTTGTTGTTCTTCATCACTCTATTTTGTCTGAAGGCATCAATGTCAGTGGACTTGAGGCAGTATTGTTTATGAGAAACATGGACTATATCGGCATC